GCGGCGGGATGAAGCCCACCACAGACCGGAAGCCTGTGGCGAGTCCCAGTGACCCGCTACTTCCCCTTCCGGGGCATCGCCAGAGACAGGTTTCTCATGGCGAGACAGCGCTCGACAAGGAGCACCGGACTACCTGGTAGGGAAGGATTTGAGTATGCCCCTATGGCACGCACGGACCCGCATCCCAATTAGACCTACCACTATGGAAGGGAGTTATGGAAATTTCTCCCTATTATAGACTGTGTCCTCACATCGATCGACTTCACTATACCGCTTCACCCCCTCCCCCGCAGGGAGTTAACCTGGCTTCAGCCCTAAGGCACCAGGAGGAGTGGTCCACATTGAAGTGGGGGCTTCTCGGCATCCGAGGACCCGATTCATCGGCGATGTTACACGATCCCCTTGTTGGGGGGGATCTCTCCCAGACAGGTCTGGAACCAGTCATAACCATAGGGATTTACGGCAGAGCAAGGACTCAGGGAGTCTCCCTCGCTTACCTAAACCTCCAGATGGAACCAACGACCCCGCTCGCCCCGCGAGCTCCTCCCCGAGCGTCACCTCTCCCTGTGACTATGGCACCCACTATTCTGCATCTCTAGTAGTACCCCAGGGGGTAATCAGAGAAGAAAGTGGGGTCAGGAACGCCCGTGCGATCGAGATCGTTACGTACTAGTCGACCCCTCCTCAAATACCGGACGGTACAGAGGAAAGGATGGTCATCGACCCACAGTCTACCCGACGAATTGTCCCGAAGGAGCAATCCAGGGTAGCGAGCCTGAAAGAACTCAAGGAGTTCCCTAGGCCACAGAAACCGAAAAGCTCTGTCTGTGACGTAGTAACGATGAGTGAAAGGGACTTCTTCGCGTAGCATCTTCCGGAAAGATGCAAAGTCTACCTTCCGGGTGTGAGGCACCGCCCTCCTACCCCTCCAGTAGTTGATGTTATCACGAGAAAGCTGAACGGAAGCTCTCGTGATAAAATCATACGCGCAAGGATGCGGCAAAGGCCCGATAACAAGATCGACCTTGCGAGGAACACCCTTCTCTCGGACCGGAGCGGGACCCTGAAGTAGGGCCTTCCGGAACCACCTCTTAGTAGAGAGACGCCTCAACCAAGAATTGGGTATCGATCCCAAAGATATCGGACGGGCCGATATCTGGTACCTCATCAGGGAATTCACCACCCAAAGGCAGGTGGACATTCTCAGACAGGAGATACCTTCGAGGATAGGCGTTAAGAGATCACTGGACTCGGACGTGGGTCGCAACCAGGATAGGACTGGCTTCGACACGAAGCGACGACCACAATAATCGAAAGATCGACTATTGAGCTCGCCCCAACGTGAAGAAACCCCAGTCTTCTCCTTGTTAACAATGAGACCGAACCGAGACGTCACATCGACCCAAAGGTCGAAGAACGCCTGGGTGCCTGGAAACAGGCAATCGTCACCATTGAAACGGCCCACACGAGAGACACCAGGACCGTAGGCGATATCACAACAGATATCAAAGCAGGCCTTGTTGAGGAGACAGAGCAATGGAAAACTGACCAAGTTCCCCATCATGCTACCCCTCTTAATCGGGTGTGAAACCCCGAGTCTTGAGACCCACCTACAATCCCGGAAGCTTCCGAGCAACACGTCTCGCTCTTCATCGAGCAAGTCCGGAGATTTCGAAATCTCATCAACAATAGCCTCGACGGCAGGTAAAAGTATATTATCGGTGGCGGCCTGGTAGTCGCCAGAGATATACTTCTCACCATCACGAAGATTATCCTTGACGGATAAGAAATCCTCCTTCTGCACCGGTCCCCGAACACACCAGCCGAAGCTGGATATGTGATTGTACAGGGCATTATGAACTGGTGTCAGCACTCTCTTCACACGAGCGCTCTGCATCGTGACGACGCGGAACTTGCCCTTCGTCTTCGCAACCCCAAGACGAAGGGCACTGTCATCGGAGGAATACTCAGATTCCTTGACAGCCAAAGTTCCACCATCGGCACGAGAGAGTTCATAACAACCCTGCTGGTCAGGGGTGTACAGGTCCGAGAGGGACTCACCCTCTCCCTCCTCTCTCGCACGGGGGAGTTGCCTCCCCCACCCGTCGATGAGTATTCTGACCCGAGCCCTAAGGCTCGGGAGAGAATCCTCACAGATGCTCTGCTCCGTAAGAGAGACATCTGACGAAGATCGAGAGATCCACGCACGACGGGCAGACGCAGCGGCCCTAGGGTCGCACTGTGGGCAAACGAGGTCGAACAACCTCTTGCAGGAAGAAAGAAGAAACCTCAGCTTCTTCTTCCTCCGCACAGTAGCACGGGTGAATCTGACATCACACAGATCCACAACCGCAGCGTCATACTCCCCTCTCAAGGAAGCGCAATCGAGACCGACGAAGTCGGTAACATCGCCTGGAATTCTAGATTCCAAGAAGGCGATCTCGAAAGCCCTTTTGAGGGATTTCCGGAGAGACCCTGCTGCAGAGCAGCGGGTAGAGTCTCCACGTGAGTTTTCCATGAGAAAAACCACAGGAAACATACGTTTTGCTTCGAGGAAGCAAG